CACATCAAAGAAGGGTGTGCTGAGAGGTCTTCACTATCAACTTAAAAAACCTCAAGGCAAACTTGTTAGAGTGATCAAAGGATCCGTGCAGGATGTTATTGTTGATATACGACAGAAGTCTCCCACTTTTGGTAAATCTTTTTCTATCATTCTATCGAGTAAAAATAATCTTTCTTTATGGGTTCCCCCAGGTTTTGCCCATGGATTCTTATCTTTAAGTGAGGGGACACAATTTTTTTATAAGGTAACTAATGATTATAGCCCAGAGAATGAAAGAACTCTACTCTGGAATGATCCTGAATTGAATATTGATTGGCAGATTAGTAACCCAATTCTATCTAAAAAAGATGATGAAGGTAAAGTATTAAAGGAATGCACACTTGCATAAACGTATTATATCGAGTATAATGCTGGATAAATGTGAAGTCTCATATGAAAAATTTAGCATTGGCATTCTGTTCATTGCGACCAGTTCAACTTAGCGAACAAGTTTGTGACGTTCGGGAGAATGAATATCTAATTTGTTTGAAGCAACTTATTAGAATTTTGCCAGAATCTTTCGATCTTTTGGTCTGTGAAAATACAATTGATGATCCAGATCAAATAAAGAGTGAAGAATTGCGGGAGTTACTCTCTGAGACTGAGATGTGTACTACTGGAAGTGGTGGTAATATTGGGACAACTAATAAAGGAATGGGAGAGCTTCTCATGCTCAAAACTGCCCTTGATGAAACTGACCTAGATAACTATGAGAATATTTCTTACATTACGGCAAGGAGAATGTTTACTTGCCCATATGTCTTTGAAAGAACAGAAAATTTAAAAAAACAAGCACTACTGTCTAATCCAGACTTTTCTTTTTTGAATGGAAGTTATTTGGAAAATCCCAAGGATGGATTATACAATGATATGTTTTTCTCCATGAAAACTTCTGTCATGAATGATTATGCTAATTATGCTATGAAATACATTGAGGAGAACACTACATTAGCTCTTGGATCAGAGCAACTTCTTTATAATTTTATTACTGAAAATGATCATGATTTTGAGTGGTTGGATTGGTTGGGTATGATTAGAAACGATTGGGCAAGGAATGGTGAAGTCCTTGACATTAATAATTTTCACATTTGCTAATAGGAGAAACTAATGAAAATTCGTGATACTGTATTGCCAGTTCTTCGTCCCGTTGGTGGAGAAGAGGAAGTTAATGCTATCAAAGAATCAATCGAAAGCGGTTGGTGGGGTAAAGGACCTAAAGTCGCTGAGTTTGAAAAGAAGTTTGCTGAGATGGTCGGTGCTAAGTATGCCGTAGCAGTAAATAGTGCAACCAGTGGACAAGATCTTGTTCTTAAGGCTTTAGGGATCAAAGATTGTGATATTATCAATCCTACAATTTCTTTCATGACCACTGCCGTTGTTCCTCTTTGGAATAATTGCACCTCTAATATCGTTGATGTTTTGGAAGACACTATGTGTCTTGATCCTGAAGATGTTCGTAAGAACCTCAAACCAAATACAAAGGCAATCATTGCAGTTAATCAAGCAGGAGTTCAGGCTCCCATTGATGAAATCCGTAAGTTTTATGATGGTTTGATTATTGAGGACTGTGCTCATAGTTGTTATACGCCTGGTGCTGGAACTCAAGGTGATGTTGCTGTGTGGTCATTCCAAGCAGTGAAGACAATGCCATGTGGTGATGGTGGAATGATTACTACTAATGATAAGGATCTGTATGAAAAGTTGGTCCCCATGACATGGTTAGGAATCACCAGCACTTATTCTCGTGTCAAGAAAGACGATGGTCTGACTGGTAGACCTGGATATTCATGGGATTATGAGGTTGATGTTCTTGGATATAAGTGCTACATGATTGACCTTCAGGCAGCGATTTGTCTAGAGCAAATGAAAAAACTATCTAAGCATCTTGAATGGCGTAGACATATTCAAAAATCATATAATGAGGGCCTTGCAGGTCTGATTCGTCCACCTGTGTGGTCTGAAACGGTTCAGTATTATTGTGCTCGTGTTCCTGCTGCTGAACGCGATGATATGATTGATTATCTTGCAGATAAAAAGATTCATACTAGTGTTCACTTTAAACCTCTTCACAAGTATGATATCGTGCAACAGAATCGTGAATACCCTGTTGCTGATCGTGAGTGGCGTAAACTGCTCAGTCTTCCTTGTCATCCTGGAATGACTCAAGAAGACATTGATTATGTGATTTATTGGGTTAAAGAATATTATAAGGAAAGAAGTATTACATCATATGATGGAAAGACGGCAATTTATCACGGAACTATTGTAACTGAGGATTGATATGTATTTGGACAAATATAAAATTGAAGGAACTGTAAACCTTGATCCTAATCCATGTTTTGGGGATCCAAACAGTTATCCAAACTTTCAAGAGAAACTAGAAGAATTTAAAGATCTTCTTGTTAATCTTGTAGATAATAATGAATCTAAAACTTTCTATAAGTTTGGTGATGGTGATTACTATTTTCTTAAAAAGGAGGGAGTTGGTAGTGCTGCCCCCGGCCGTAGGGCATTGAGTAAGAGTTATGAACTGATCGATCATGATGCATTTGTAGAGGGTTCTAAGAAGTGTGATTACTACACATGTGAAATCTATCCTGAAAATATTTCAAGGTTCAAGGAAGTTATTCCTGATATTGAAATTGATTATCCTGCAGAGTATGGGTATGGGTTAGTCGCTAATAGATGGATTCTTCAGGAATTTTCTGGTAAGATTGGATTGATTGGTGCTAATACAAAAATGAATATCATTCAGAATATTATTGAAGCACCTCAATATCAAGAGTATCTTGGACTTGAAAAGTTTGAGGATTATATTTCTATACCACAACTTTTCGCATGTGATGATATCGATGCGACTGAGAAGATGGTTGGTGAACAACTTGAGAAATCAACATCTAAAATATTCTTGATGGGAATAGGACACGTTAAGAGTGGATTGATACATCGTCTTAAGAAATATACCGATGCTGTATTCTTGGATGTTGGTGCATCAATCGATGCTCTTGCTGGTATCATAGATACTGATAGGCCTTATGTGGGTGATTGGACCAATTATCAAATAGATGAACCTGAATTGTATGAGGGAGTCGATTGTCTAGCATACCAAGGAAAAGGTAAACACATTTTATTGGAGAGAGTTTGACAACTTAGAAAGTAACATGAAAAAAGCATTAATTACTGGTATCACTGGTCAGGATGGATCTTATCTAGCAGAATTTCTCCTTGAAAAAGGTTATGAAGTTCATGGTATCATTCGTAGATCTTCCTCTATTAATACTTCTCGTATTGACCACATCTTTAAAAAGATTCATCTTCATTATGGAGATCTGACTGACTCTACTAATCTTGTGAAGATTATTCAAGAGGTTAAACCTGAGGAGATTTATAATCTGGGCGCTCAGAGTCATGTCAAAGTTTCTTTTGAGATACCAGAATATACAGGTCAGGTTGATGGATTAGGAACACTTCGTGTCCTTGAGGCAGTTCGTCTTCTTGGACTGGAAGAGCATACACGCATCTATCAAGCGTCTACAAGTGAACTGTATGGTCTTGTACAAGAGACTCCACAGACAGAGAAGACGCCGTTCTACCCACGCTCTCCCTACGGTGTGGCTAAGATCTATGGTTTCTGGATTGTCAAAAACTATAGAGAGTCATATGGAATGCATTGCAGTTCTGGCATTCTCTTCAATCATGAATCTCCTCGTCGTGGTGAGACCTTTGTGACTCGTAAGATTGTTAGGGGTCTCAAGGCTATCTCTGAGGGCAAACAAGTCCTTCTTAAACTTGGTAATCTAAATGCCAAGAGAGATTGGGGACATGCAAAAGATTTTGTCCGTGGAATGTGGATGATTCTTCAGCAAGATATTCCAGATGATTATGTGATTGCTACTGGACATCAGTATTCTGTTCGTCAGTTTGTTGAAAAATGTGCTCCTCACTTTGGATACAATATTGAGTGGTATGGCGAGGGAATGGATGAAATTGGTGTAGATCGTAAGACCAAGAAGACAATCATTCAGGTTGATCCTAAATATTTCAGACCTGCAGAGGTAGAAACTTTACTTGGTGATGCAACTAAAGCAAAGGAAAAACTTGGTTGGGAACCCGAGATTAGTTTTGAACAATTAGTTAAGGACATGTGTTTAAATGAAAACGGAAATTGATGCGTGGTGGGAATCAAATGCCGAAAACACTCTTAGATTAAATTACCCTTTAAACGAAGATTCTATTGTATTTGATTTAGGTGGATGTAGAGGTACATTTGCAGAAAAAATTTACAACAAATATGAATCAAATATCTATATCTTTGAGCCTTTGTCTAAGTTTATAAAAGAAATTAAGAAAACATTTAAGGAAAATAATAAAGTTAGAGTTTTTGATTATGGTGTTAGTGGAAAAACTGGAGATTTGGACTTGGTAGTTTCTGAAGATGCATCATATTTAATTTCTCATAGAGATGTTGAAGATGCTGATGGAAGGGATATAGAAACGGTAAAGATCAAATCTTTTAAAGATGCATATGATGAAACGGGAGTTGATAAAATTGACTTGATGAAAATAAACGTTGAGGGTGCTGAGTATGAGATTATGCAAAACATATTTGATAATGATTTAGTCTCTAAGATTAATAACTTTCAGATACAGTTTCATGATATAACTGATGACTCTGAAAGATTGGTACTTGATATTCGAGAAAAATTATCAGAAACACATAATTTAGATTGGAAATTTGATTGGGTTTGGGAAAACTGGAGTTTGAAATGAAGAGTAATTCTAGAATTTTGATTGCAGGATCCAATGGATGTGTTGGATCTGCTATTGTTAGAAAATTACAAGAGAAAGGTTATAACAACTTACATTTCGGAACAAGAAAAGAAGTTGACTTTACCAATCAATTAGATACTCTTCACTTTTTTAATGAAGTGAGGCCTAAGTATGTGTTTCTTGCTGCTGCAAGAGTCGGTGGAATCATGGATAATAAAACTTATCCTGCAAATTTCATCTACGATAACTTGATGATACAATCTAATATTATTAATTGTTCTCATAAGTTTGCGGTCAAGAAACTTTTGTTCCTTGGTTCTTCCTGCATTTATCCCAGACTTGCAGAGCAACCCATCAAAGAAGATGCGTTGATGACTGGTAAACTAGAACCAACAAATGAAGCGTATGCTGTCGCTAAAATTGCAGGTATACAACTCTGCAAGTCATACAGACAGCAACATGGTAGTAATTTTATATCTGCACAACCTTGTAATATCTACGGTCCCTTTGATACTTTTAACGAAACTAGCAGCCATGTAGTTGGTTCTTTGCTGTATAAGTTTCATAATGCAAAAATCAACAATGATCCTTTTGTTGAATGTTGGGGTGACGGCACTCCATATCGAGAGTTCCTTCATGTTGAAGATCTTGCAGATGCTTGTCTGCACCTTATGAAATTTTATGAGGGTGATGATATCGTCAATGTTGGTCCTGGGGTTGACTATACGATTAAACAACTTGCAGAGAAAGTGGCAAAGGTTGTTGGATATGATGGCGAAATTAAATGGGATACATCTAAACCAAATGGAATGCCTAGAAAATTATTAGATGTAGAAAGACTTCACAATGAATGTCATTGGAAACATATGATAGAATTAGATGAAGGATTAGAAAAAACTTACAAGTGGTATTTGGAGAACAACTGATATGACTATGTTATGGCCTTTGATGAAAGACACTGTTACACTGAAAGATCGTCTTAAACTTGCAAAATTTGTTCTTACAAGTTCTAAACTCACTGCTGGACCTAAGGTAAGAGAGTTTGAAGAGCAATGGAATGAATGGTTGGGATCAGAATATTCTCTCTATGTTTCCTCTGGAAGCACTGCTAATTTTCTTTTGGTTGCTGCTACTATCGAGAAGTATGGTCTGAAGAGAGGAGACAAAGTTATCGTACCTGCTTGTACATGGGTTACTAATGTTGCACCCATCATTCAATTAGGTCTTCAACCAGTATTTTGTGATATTAACTTTGATAACTTTAGTTTTGATGAGGAGCATCTAAAAGAACTTGCAGTAAAGCATAAGGATATCAAGGCTGTTTTTATTACACATCTTCTTGGATATACTTCGGACGAGTGTATTATCAGACAAATCTTCCCCGACGCATTACTCCTTGAGGATGTATGTGAGTCACATGGTTGTAAAGATCTAATGGGAAGAAAGTGTGGTCCTCATAACGTTGGTGGTACATTTAGTTTTTACTTTGGACATCATATGACCACTGTTGAGGGTGGAATGGTTTCTACAAATGATCCAGAACTCTACGACATCATGAAGATGAAGAGAAGTCATGGATTGGCTAGAGAGTCTCCAAAGTATGAAGAATATGCCAAACAGAATCCAGACATCATTCCATCTTTCTTGTTTATGACTGATGGATATAATTTTAGAAACAATGATATTGGTGCAGTCTTGGGTCTTTCTCAACTTAAAAGACTGGACGAAATGATTCATACTCGTAATGAAAACTATCAGATGTGGTATGAGGTCATGATGGACTACATGGATAAATTTTATGTGCCAGATGACAGTTGGATAGAAAATATGAGTAGTTTTGCGTTTCCTTTTATATCTCACAACAAAGAGACTCACAATAAACTTATAGAAGGATTTGAAGAAGTTGGGATTGAATACAGACCAGTTGTTAGTGGCAACTTATTAAAGCAACCTTTTCTTAGAGAGTTTAGAATGGAAAGAGAAAATCCTAACGTAGAAGTTCTCAATGAACGTGGTTGTTATATTGGCAACAATCATTTTATCGGTTATAATGAAATGAATGTTTTACACGAAATGCTGGGGAATATCTGATGTTTTCATTTAATCATATCGGAAATCATGGACATCTGGGAAACCAGATGTTTCAGTATGCAGCTACTAAAGGATTAGCACGGAAACATAATAGGGACTTTATGATTGCCCCTAAAGAAGTTTTTGGAAAATATTATTATACAACTCTACGAAGTAATCTTGATAGTTGTTTTGACTTAAAATGTCAGAGGGGAATCAGTAATTTTCCTACACATGAGGAAAGGCATTTTCATTTTGATAGGGAAACTTTTGAAAATCCTCCAAAGGAGGATACAAATCTACTGGGTTTCTTTCAGAGTGACAAATGGTTCAAGCACATTGATGATGAAATTAGAGAAGATTTTACTTTTAGACCAGAAATTCTAGACGTTGCAAAAGGTATTAAGGATTCGTTTACTAGTGAAGTGGTTTCTATTCACATTAGAAGAACCGACTATGTAACTAATAAGAATCACGTTACTCAGGACATGAGTTATTACGATGAAGCACTGAAACTTGTTCCTGATAATATCAACGTTCTTATCTTTTCTGATGAACCAGAGTGGTGTAAGAGACAACCTGTTTTCTCTGACGAAAGATTTTTAGTGTCTGAAGTTAATGACCCATATATTGATCTTTGTCTGATGACTTTGTGTGATTATCACATCATGGCTAATAGCACTTTTAGTTGGTGGGCTGCATACTTGGCAAATAGTAAATTGTCAGTCATTCCTAAAATATGGATGCCAGATGGCATTCAGGATACAAGGGATGTATACTGTAAAGAGTGGGTAAAAATTTGAGATGATCTCTTTCAATAGACTTGGAAATCTGGGAAGACTCGGAAACCAGATGTTCCAATATGCTGCCATTAAAGGTATTGCATCATATCATGGACATGATTGGTGTATACCTCCAAGAGAGTCCTTTGGTCAAGATGATAAGAATGTCCGTTCTGATGACACAAACATCTATGATGTTTTTAAACTCGGAGATCATAAACAAGGGTTCTGCAGAAACTCCATGGTGCAGGAATCCACTCATGCTTTTGATGCTAACCTTTTTGAAAACTGTCCAGATAATGTAGATTTTCTCGGATACTTTCAGACACACAAATATTTTGAAAAGATTGAGGAAGAGATTAGAAAAGATTTTACTTTCTCTGATGAAATTGTAGAATCATGTGAGGGAGTTATTGATGACTCTGAGTGTGTTTCTATTCATATTAGAAGAGGTGATTATGTGAATCTTCAAGATCACCACCCCTTACAATCAATGTCGTATTATGAAAGAGGTCTTGATTATTTTCCTGACACTCCTATGATCGTCTTTTCGGATGATCCAGAATGGTGTAAAAATCAAACAGCATTTCAATCAGATAATGTTTTGATTTCTGAGAACAATCCACCAGGAGTGGATATGTATCTGATGACAAAGTGCAATTATCACATCATTGCCAATAGCTCTTTTAGTTGGTGGGGTGCCTATCTTGCAAAAAGCAAACAGGTCATCGCACCTAAGAATTGGTTTGGTCCATTACAGAACGTTGATATTTCCGATAAATATTTGAAAGATTGGATTGTTATTTGATATTATGTTGAATGTTTTTTATGATGTGTCTAGTTATGGTGCAAATACAAGGGGACCAACGAAAGTAGTAAAGAATCTTTTGCAAGCATTGTCGGATTGTGATATTCCATATTCCGATAATAAAGAAGTATACGATCGAAATATATTTTTAGGTTGGGACGATGCAACTCTTGCAAGTTACAATTCCCTTCAGAATAAAGACAACGTGTTGATTGGACCTCAGATATGGCCATGGGATCCTCGCTGGGAATATTTAAAAGAAATACAATACACTAAGGTAATCGCCCCATCAAATTGGGTAGAAAATAAATTAAACAAATTCTGGCCAGAAGTAAGAACAGGGGTGTGGCCTGCTCCAATCTACACACCAGATATTGAGAATAATATCAAGTATGATTGTTTAGTCTATTATAAAAATAGAAGTGAACAGGATATTAGTAGTATCGTTCAATTTTTAAATCAGAAAGGTGTTTCTTTTGTAGGACTTCAATATGGAAACTACAATCCGAATGATTTTAGAGAGTGTCTGAGTGAGGTAAAATACTGTTTGATTGTTGATAATACAGAGAGTCAAGGAATTGCTATACAAGAAATGATGGCAGTAAATAAACCGATGTTGGTTTGGGATGTGAAGGAGTGGGATCATATGGGAGAAACTTATAAAGTCCCAGCAACATCAGTGCCATATTGGTCGGAAGATTGTGGTGAAAAGTTCTATGAACTTTCAGAGTTAGACGATACTTTTGAGAGGTTTTGTGCTAATATAGATAGATATAACTCAAAGAAATTAGTAGATTCTGAATTATCTAATAAAATTTCTGTGAAAAAACTGTTATCATTATTTGAAGAATGAAAATTTGTATTCTTACGATTGCAACGAACAAATATATTCAGTTTGTTGAGAGACTCTACAACGATATTGAGAAGAATTTCTTAGATGGTCATGAGATCAACTGTCTTCTTTTGACAGATCATGAGGTAGAAACTTCTGATAATGTCAGAGTTCATTACATCGACCATGAACCATGGCCAATGCCAACGCTCAAGAGATATAATTACTTTCTCAAAGAGAAGGATTTTATCCTGGAGCATGATTATTGCTTCTATCTTGATGCAGATATGAGAATTGATGCTCCTGTAGGAGATGAGATTCTTAGTGATCTGGTCGGAACGATGCATCCATATCAATCTTTGATGGCACCTCACAATCAATCTTTCGATAGAAATCCTGAGTCTTTGGCATATGTTCCGTATGATCAAGAGACAGTGACATATTATGCTGGTGGGTTCAATGGAGGACGCACTGATAAGTTCATGGAGATGTCTGAAACTATTGCAAGTAGAGTGAATCATGACTTGGGAAGAGATGTAGTTGCACTCTGGCATGATGAATCTCACATGAATCGCTATTTCATTGATAATCCTCCCACACTATCTCTTAATCCAAACTATTGTTTTGCTGAGGAGTTTATTGGAGCTGAGAATTATCCATACACTGAACCAAAAATTATTGCACTGAAGAAGAATCATAATGAACTTAGATCTTAGAAAAGTCCCCTTCTACTATATCAATCTGGAGCGGCAACCAGAAAGAATGGAGAAGATGGAAGAGTTACTTTCCTCTCTTGAAATCGAAGAGTATTATAGAATTGATGCAAAATCACATCAGAATGGATTTGCTGGTTGTGCTCAGACTGTTGCGGATGTTTTAGACACCCTGCAGTCTGGGCCTTTTGTTCTTTTGGAGGATGATATTGCTCTGAAGAACTGGGAACCTATCATCGATATTCCTGATGATGCTGATGCTTTTTATCTCGGCATCTCTGGATGGGGAAGAATGAATGGTCACTCTGGTCCCTGTGTTCAGCATGAAAAGGTTGGGAACAACATTGTCAGAATCAGAAACATGCTTAGTGGTCATGCAATCTTGTATCTCAGTGATGAGTGGATCAAAGCAGCACAGAGAGCATGTAGTTTTGCTGGATATGAAATCCAAAGTTTCTATGATGTTCAGGTCGCTGAAATTATGAGATTTTATAATGTTTATGCTTTTGACGATCCATATTTCTATCAGACAAGCTCTGATGGGAATCAAACAGTGACCTATGAAAAGTTGTCTAATCAACAATCAATTGAAATTGTTCAACCAATTCCACAACTCTTCCTCCCAGAACCTGTCTTATGATTATTGCCTCTTGTCCTCTTAGGATTTCTTTGTTCGGTGGATCTACTGACAATCCATACTTTGTCAAAGAGTATGGATATGGATCCGTTATGAGTTTTACTTGTGACTTAAAAACTTATGTGACCATCAGTCAAGATAAGTTTGGATTTAATAAAGATAAGCACAAATATATCATCAACTATTCAAGAAGAGAAGAGGTATCTTCTGTTGAGGAGATTGATAATGAGGTTGTGAGAGTTGTCCTGGAGCACTTTGAAATGCCACCAGTTCAGGTGACACTTACAAGTGACGCATATTCCCAAGGAAGTGGACTTGCTTCATCCTCATCATACATTATTTCTCTTATCAAAGCCTGCTGCATTTTTAAAGATCAGCAAATGACTGATTCGGAAATATGTAAACTTGCATATGAACTCGAACTCAAGTTCAATCCTTACTGTGGATATCAAGATCCTTATGGATGTGGTATGGGTGGATTTAAGAGAATGGAATTTTTCCGAGATGGTAGCATTAAGTATGAATATCTTCCCACGGAATTATTTGAGAAGTATGATATGCACCTGGTTTTCACTGGTGTAACTAGAAACTCAAAGAAAATACTGAAAGAGTTGAGTTGTAATATTGAAAAGATAAAGCCACTACTCGATAACTTGAATAGTGCATATGACCACATCAATCAATCAAATTATGATGACTTCCTAAGTGAGTTAAATAGTGCATGGACACAAAAAAAGAAGACAAGTTCTTCGATTACTGAGAATGATCGGGTTTCTTTTATCGATAATACTCTGGAAATGTGTCAAAATGTAATTGCTCATAAACTTTGTGGTGCTGGGAACGGTGGATTTTTCTTGACTTTTTCTAAGAAGAACTCCTTGACAATTCCTTTCGACAAAGTTAAAATTAATGTTATTTCAACTGGAGTTACGGGTGAATCCATTTAGAGAATATATTGATACTTTAGAAAAGGCTCACATGGAAAGTGAGTTTGAGAAGTATCAAAAAGCATTCAATGAACATGAACGGATTATAATCCTGGGAAATGGTGGCAGCAATTCTGTTGCTTCTCATATCTCTCAGGATTACATGAAGTTTCACATGAAGAGGGTGTGTGTATTCTCTGATCCCTCAATGCTGACAATGTTAGCTAATGACTTTGGATATGAGAATGCATATCAAAAGTTTTTGGAGTATCATGCAGAACCAGGAACTCTTGTTGTTCTTATGAGTTCTGGTGGAGAATCAATTAATATCCTTAATTGCATGAGGCATTGTGAAAAGTATGGTATTAAATATGGAGTTCTTACAGGATTTCACCCACACAATTCCCTAAGGAGAAAGTCTCAGTATGCTTTGTGGAACTATCATGTTGATAGTGAATCATATGGTGTTGTTGAGTGTGTTCATCAAATCTTCTTGCATGGAGTAGTATGAGATATTGTTTTGATCTTGATGGCACTCTATGTGTCACACCAAATAATGAAAAGGGGAAACCTGACTATGAGAATTCATATCCCATCCCCTTTATGATTAGTCAAGTTAACCGTCTTTATGAGCAGGGACATCATATTACTATCATGACGGCCAGAGGGAGAGGATCTGGAATAGATCATACTGTTCTCACTAAGATGCAGTTGAGGCAGTGGAGATTGATGTATCATGAGTTGGAACCAATGTTTCATAAACCTACTGCAGATCTCTTTGTGGATGACAAAGGTATCAATGTTGAAGATTGGAAAGCATCTCTTCCTTTGACAAAAGGTATCATTGGAGGTGCATTTGATGTTATCCATCCAGGATATGTGAGACTCTTTGAAGAGGCTAAAAATAGTTGTAATCATCTCACTGTTGCTCTTCATGTAGATCCATCTATGGAACGAGCACATAAGATGACACCAGTTCATACTGCAGAAGAAAGAGAAGAAATATTGCGATCCCTCAAAAATGTGGACGATGTTGTTTATTATCATACTGAAAATCAGTTCCATGACTTTTTGAGGAGTGGAAAATATGACATGAGGTTCCTTGGATCTGATTATATTGATGGTTCATACACTGGCATAGACATTCATATTCCGATAGTATGGCTTAGTAGAGACCACGGATATTCAACGACTAAATTAAAGACTAAAATTTATCAATCCATCGAAAATTTCAAAAGAGAAGATTATGACTAAATCATTGGTTACTGGTGGTGCTGGATTTATTGGTTCTCATATCGTAGAGGAACTTCTGAAACTAGGACATGAAGTTGTCGTCATCGATAATGAATATTCAGACAATGATAACTTTGTCTGGAGAGATGATGTGGAGAATCATAAGGAAAGTATTCTCAACTATTCTAAGACTAGAAAATTATACAAGAATGTTGATTATGTGTTTCATGCTGCTGCAGAGGCACGCATTGGTCCCGCAATCAAGAATCCGATCAATGCAGTGAAAGTCAATTCTCTTGGCACCTGCACTGTCTTACAGTGTGCTCGTGAGGCAGGTGTAAAGAGAGTGATGTATTCTTCGACCTCTTCGGGATATGGTCTGAATTCTTCCCCAAATATCGAGACTCAGCCAGATGATTGTCTGAATCCATATTCAGTCTCTAAGATCTCTGGTGAAAAAATGTGTAAGATGTATAGTGAACTATATAATCTACCAACCATTGTTTTTAGATATTTCAATGTCTTTGGTGAGGGAGCCCCTACTAGAGGACAATATGCTCCTGTCACAGGTATTTTCTTCAGGCAACATGCTGCAGGAGAACCTCTGACAATTGTCGGTGATGGAAAGCAGAGGAGAGATTTTATTTACGTCAAAGATGTTGCAAGGGCAAATGTTCTTTCTGCTTTGAAGGAATTGGAACCAAAGCATTTCGGGGAGGTATATAACGTCGGTAGTGGAAGTAATATTTCAGTAAAAGATCTTGCAAATCTAATCACCGATAATCAGATTCATATTGATCCAAGACCTGGTGAAGCGCAGACAAGTCTGGCAAACATTGATAAAATAAAGAGAGTTATTGGATGGGAACCAACTGTATCAATCGAGCAATGGGTAAAGAATAAACTGAAGGAGAATGCATGACCACTCAAATTTTTACGTCTGTTGTAAACAGGCCTGACTTTGTTGAAACACAATATAGATTGTTCAAAACTTTTCTGAAAGATGAAGATTGGCAATTCAATGTAGTCGATGATTCCATGGAGGAATCCATCACTGAAGAGTTCAAAAGCGTTTGTGATATTTACGGGATCAAATATTATCGTAAACCACAAAATCCTAACAAGAAGTTTGATAATCCTCTTGCAGGAGCCAGACACGCTACTGAGACGATTCAGTGGACATATGATACCATTATCAAAGAGAAACATGATGAAGACATGGTTCTTTTCTGTGACTCAGATATGTTTCTCTTGGATGAATTTTCTATTGAGGAATACATTAAAGACGAAGTGATTGCTGGTTCTCTCCAAGTTAGAGGACCAATTGAGTATATCTGGAATGGGATCATGTTCTTTAACATGTCTGAGATTACCAAGATTGATCCTGACTTAAATTTTTCTGATGGAAATGTTGAAGGAAACATGACTGATATTGGTGGACATCTTTACTACTGGTTCCTAAAGAATAATGTCAAATTTAAGAATGTGAATGAGGGTGGCACTACACCTGATGACTGTCCAGAGTATCCAGAAGAATACAATGGTATTAGTTTGGTATTTGGAAACAATGATGATATGTGGACAAAACCAGAAGGTGGATTTAGCTTTGAGTTACACTTAGAAAATAAGTTCTTGCACTATAGGGCAGGAACAAATTGGCACACGCAATCCTCCTGGAAAACGAAGGAAGATCCAATTAGAAAAAAAGCAGAAGTATTCAACCAAATTATTAAAGACTTTATCTGATCATGGGATTTGAAAATTTAGATAAGAATAAAGCACAATACAAGTTAGATGGATTCGGGCCCATTTACTATCTTAATCTTGACGGGCAACCAGAAAGAAGAAAGTATATGGAAGACCAATTCAAGTATTGGGGTGTAGAAAACTATGAACGCATCTCTGCTTACGATGGTAGAGATGATGATCTCAGCAGTATCATTAAGGGTAAGTATCCTGATATGATGTCATCGGGTGAGATTGGATGCACTACTTCTCATCTAAAAGCACTTAATCATTGGTTGAACACCTCTGATTCTCCATATGCAGTCATCATGGAAGATGATTGTAACTTGGATACGGTTCACTTCTGGAACTTTACTTGGAAGGACTTTATTGCACGGGCTCCATATGCTTGGGATGTAATTCAACTTGCCATTATTTGTACGGGTGACATTGTTGTCCCTGTGCATTATCGTTTCATTAATGATTTCTCCACTGCATGTTATGTCATCACCAGACATCATGCTGAGAAGTTAGTAAGGAATCATGTCAGAGGAGAAAAGTATAAACTTGATAATGGTGTAAAACCAAGGCCAGTTGCTGATGACTTGGTGTATAATTCTGGAGTAACTTTCGCGACTCCATTGCTTTTGTATAGATGTGAACTAGGTTCTTCAATTCATCCTGAGCATGTTGACGTTTTTCACAAGAATAGTTACAATGGCATCTTGAACTTCTGGCAACAGATGGGAGCACAAATGACCGTAGATCAAATTACGGATCTTAACCCATACATTGGCAGGACTTCCGAACCTACTAAAAACGAGTAGATTTTGTTACAGGTATAAATACTGACTGTGACGTTACAAATTACAACAAATCGAACGCCTCAATTAATCGCGAACAGATCTGTTGACAACACTACCAAGAGGTAGTACAATTACTAAAGCGATCGGATGTCGAACCGATCCATCATCTGCGGGTATCCACTCCGCAAGAAAACTAAGAGGTATCAAAAATGATCAAATCTGTATTCGCAGCGACCGCTGCACTGTCCGTTTCTGCTGGCGCTGCTGTTGCAGGCCCCTATGTTAACGTAGAGACCAACGCTGGCTGGACTGGCGCTGACTACTCTGGTGCTACCACCGATTTCCACGTAGGCTACGAAGGTCCTATTGGTGAGTCTGCTTCATACTACGTTCAAGCAGGCGCTTCATACGTCAGCCCTGATGGTGGCGATGCTGAGACCGTTCCTTCCGGTAAGGCAGGTCTGGGACTCGCTATCACCGACTCCCTGGGTGCATATGGTGAAGTCTCCTTCATCGGCTCTGGCGATGATGACATCGACCGTGGATACGGTGCAAAACTGGGCGTCAAGTACAGCTTCTGAGTTGTAAGTCGTAAAAGTTAATATTAAACATCAAGGTGTTTGGGTCCCTGACGAGGGACCCACTTTTTTTATGAAAAGATTTTTATGAAAAGAATTCTCCTCTCTCCAGTTACCCACTTGAATTTGTTGCTTGTGGGTTTTTTGATTTTGGTTGGCGTAATGCATAATTTATATCATCATGATGTAGAAGAAGATGTTCATGGATATGTCCGTCAGTTTTGCTCTAAAAATCCTGACACATGTCGGTCTTACTTAGAAGATGAGTATTAACAACTACAAAGCAGCCCTTGACAGGGCTGCTTTTTTACTATATACTATGTAAAGATTTACAACATTAAGTAAATGACTGTAACAACGAATGAGCGTGGTCAGCAGAATCTCTTTGCAAAAGAACCACGCATGTATGTGTCTCAGACTGACGCAGAGCGTTATGGATATGAGACCTATGCAGAGAAGGCAGAGAAGTTAAATGGACGCACTGCTATGCTTGGATTTGCTGCTGCTCTTATCAGCTATGCTACTAGCGGTAGTGTATTTTTCTTTGGAGTTTTCGGGTTCTGATGACTGAAATTATTTTTACCGTGACGACCGTTGCTTTCTTCTGTCTTCTCGGTTATACTGTCGAACAACTTTCTGAAACTTACTGATGGAAAACTCCCTTCTTGAAATTCTCACTTATTATGTTATTGGGGGAGCCCTGCTTATCGGTGCTCCAGGAGTATTCTTCTTTATTGTATTCCAACCCGCCCTTCAAAATACGAAAGGTCGTATGGTTGGATACAAAGACCACAAAACATATGGCGATTCCTCTATCTACGAGAACACGCCAAGTGACAATACCAAATTCTTTCTTGAATTAGGTTGACTTAACAACTACTCTTCTCTATAATATAATTTTACACAACTACAATGACATTTAACATCACTCTCCGCACTCCTGATGGAGAACAAACCATCACTTGTGAAGACGACCAGTACATCCTGGACTCTGCTGAGGAAAGTGGAATTGATATGAACTACTCTTGCCGTGCAGGTGCTTGTTCATCTTGTGCTGGTAAGATTGTAAGCGGAACTGTTGATCAAAGTGATCAATCCTTCTTGGATGATGATCAGATTGATGCAGGTTTTGTTCTTACTTGTGTAGCATATCCCACTAGTGATTGTGTAATTGAAACTGAACAAGAGGAGAGCCTTTACTGATGCCTGATCCAGACGCACTTTGGAGAGACATCCAAAAACTGGATGACATGTACGAAGAACTTCTATGGCATCCAGATGACGAACTACAATTCACCCACGATGGTGAAAAAATAATCATTACAAACAAAACTTTAGAGGAAAGAAAATGAACGAAAAAGCAGAACGCATCAATGGTTGGGCCGCTATGATCGGTGTGATCGCAGCAATGGGATCCTATGCCGCTACTGGTCAACTTATCCCAGGTATATGGTGACTGACATGTTAGTCATAGCATTCTCCATGATAGGAGGGTTTATCTTTGCTGCCCTGTTGACTGATGGAGATTTTGATGATGACGACAATGGTCCTGGTGGGGGCATGATGATTCCCGCATATGCCCCATCACCCTCAAACTAAATAAATCATACAAAAGGGGCATTGACAGCCCCTTTCTTTGTTGGTATAATAGGGATGTAAAATTATGAGGAATATGATTCTTTCTACTGCTATTACTGCAACCGCTGTTCTTGGAGTTACTGGATTGTTGTTACAATCTAGTGCCCCTCCAGAAAAAAAGATAGTATCACTTCCAGTGGAAGAATACATGGAAGAAAAAAAGGAAACTTGGAAGTGTCCTGACTGTAACTTCAACGAAAAATATGTCCTGGAAAAACTCCAAGAAAAAACCAAGATTTCCGATCGTAATGCCCTTGCAACAATCATGGGAAACATTAAATCGGAAAGCAACTTCCATCCCAACATATGCGAGGGAGGGGCTAGAGTTCCTTACGACGCTTGCCATAGGGGTGGGTATGGTCTTGTTCAGTGGACCTCAATAAATCGATATAATAATCTTGGTAGATTTTGTAAGACCTATGATTGCGACCCTAGCAGTCTTGAAGGGCAAACTAATTACATGATTAATGAATCTGTATTTCAACGATACCTTCCTGAATTTGAAGGACGTGGGTATACTGTTAGTCAATATATGGTCCCTGCTTATTATTGGTTAGGCTGGGGCATTAAGGGACATCGTGAACAATATGCATACGACTATTCCAAACGACTTACGCTATCATGATCAAGAAAAAAATCGAGCAGGCAATGACATCTTTTAAAGATGCCTTAGGTAACACGATTAGTTGGCCAAAGGTTAATGCAGAACGTGCAATCGACGAGGATGTAATTGATTACAGTGAATTGGAGGCACCTATTGTTGAGTGTGGTCCAGGACATTTGAGTCACGGGTATAGTCCTTATGGTGACATTTCTCCAGAAAATAGGTATACTGGTATTCCTGCACCTGTATATCTAAAAGATGATGAATGGTTTGGACCTGCTCCTGAATACACTGACAAACAAAAAGATTACATGGAGAGAGAAACAGAAATCAAACGTCAAGAGTTTGAAAAGAGTTTCTCTGTGGAATCCGAAGACATTCATCAAAAGATGTATGAGCTTGCAACAAGCAGTTCTTCGACTACAATACAATTGAATCCTCCTGGTGGTTCTGAAAACTTTCATGAAGGACCTGGAGGATGGAATTCTGGCACTGGTATCGGAAAATTTTAAATGAAAAAAACAATTCTTGCTATGCTTGCAGCAGTTTCACTGGGAACTCCTGCACTTGCTGATGACTCTAAGATTACTAAGGGTTATGGAACTATGGATTCACTGGGGTGTATGATACTGAGGGAATGCACCGATGAAGTCGAACAGGTCTTTAGTCTTTTGGATATTTCTAGTCAGTATCCCAATACTGATGAGTTTACTTTTATTGCTGACGAGTTCAACCGAATGCTCACTGCTCTCAATGCAGTCGGAGTTAAAGTGTTTCTAGCACCAGAGAAGTATTTTCCTTACGGGCATCGTGGTGTTTATCACACTGTAAGCAATAATTTCTTCCTCAATAAGCGTTATATGAGTCGCCCTGGAGCTCTAATGAGTGTGATGCGTCATGAAGGATGGCACGCTGCACAGGATTGTATGGCAGGAACTATTGATAATAGTATGATTGCTATTATTCTGCCTGAGGAAGATGTACCACCGATCTGGCGTGAGATGGTGAAGCGAACTTATCCTGCTAATGCTGTGCCCTGGGAAGCAGAAGCAACATGGGCAGGTAAGAGTGAAAAGATGACTCAGGATGCACTTGAATCTTGTGCTCGTGGCTCTATGTGGACTGACTATGAACCCACTCCTTTGACACGAGAATGGTTGGAAGAAAATAATTATCTACCTCATATTGAATATGAGTATGAGTATAATCCATATTTTTTCTACTATCCACAAGTGCATTCTCATCTTCATTACCACCCAAAAACTGATAGAATTCATGCCCATTATCATAAGCATGGATATGGCCATCGCCATCATCGTGTAGGTAGAAAGCATAAGGGATATAAGTTCCATCATAGTCACTGATTTACGCATCTTATTGATAAATAAATTTGCGTTCATCGGGAATTTATGGCAGAAGAAGTAAAAGGAGAAGACCCTAAGAAAAAGGGCCCCATAGGCAAACTCAAAGATAAAATTGATGATTCTGATGAGCAACTTGCTATTCTTTCTACTTTTGTACGCTTAGGAATCTTAGTATGGTCAGGTGGTATTTTAACTCTTGCGTACATAAAGTTACCACCTGCTCTGGGTATTCCCGAACAGAAACTCGATCCGACATTCATAGCCAGCGTCTTCACGGGAGTTTTGGCTACTTTCGGTGTTCAGACAGCGAAAAAGAATGGAGATAAAAATGGAAACGGGGGTCTTAGTAGATCAGACATAGAAAGACTAATTGAAAAAGCATCACAAACTGCTCCTGCTCAAACAATCAGGATCGAGCAGGCACCTGTTCAACTTACACAGGGACCTCCTAAGTCGGATGACACATATAAGATGTAATGAAAATTGTACCAAGAACCACATCTGAACAAAAAATCTGATCAGTGTTCTGCCATTTGGCATGAGTGGTTCTTGCTTTTTAATAATCCAGCAACAAAATACTCGCAAGAGTGTAAAGATTTGAGAAAAAAATGGTGTAACTGTGTTACAGAATTTGGTGAACTTGTAAGTCAGGAAGTCAAGACAAATCCACGTTACATTTCAATCAGAAAGATATAGATAGTGTAGTCGAGTAAACTAATATGAAGTTCTTTTTCGCACTTCTCGCTACACTATTTTTTAGTGCTCCTGCATGGGCTGTAGATGTCCAGATGGGTTCCAATGGCAACTTAGTATTTGATCCTGCAGAAGTTACAATCAGTGCTGGCGAATCAGTTCATTTTGTTAATAACATGCTTCCACCACACAATGTAATCGTTGAGGATCGTCCAGACTTAGGTCATGAATCCCTGGCAATGTTACCAGGTGAAGAGTTTGATCTTGTCTTTAATGATCCAGGTGACTATACTTATTGGTGTGCTCCCCACAAAGGAGCTGGTATGATTGGTACTGTGCATGTTGAATGATGAAAAAATTCAATGAAGTTACACTCAATATTACTGTAGCGATCATTGACTTCTTATATCAAGGAAGAGATTATCAAAGATTCTGGGTGCTTGAGGAGATTGCTCGGGCACCTTATTTTGCATTCTTGAGTGTGTTGCATTTAAGAGAATCTTTGGGTTTGCGTGGTCCAGAACACCTATACTTGATGAAAGAACACTTCGCTCAAACGATTAATGAAACCGAACATCTGGAGTATATGGAAAGTCGGGACGGTAATCGTTATTGGATCGATCGCGCTTTTGCCAGACACCTCGTTCTCATATATTATTGGGTCAATGTGGCTTATTACTGGGTGGCTCCTCGCTCTGCATACCATTTGTCTTATGAAGTAGAGATTCACGCTGCTACTACATACGCCAAGTATCTTGCAGAGAATGGTCCAGATGAAAAGATCCTTGAGATCTTAAATGATGAATTAGCACATTCAAAAGAATTAGAAGAAGCAATGGAGATGATTAAATGAGTTTATTGTTTGTATTTGCTTTCATTTCATTGCTAGTTGCTGGAATGCAACTAACATGGCCAGGTAGATTCAGAGGTTAAGATGAATGAAAACGAGAGGCAAAAAAGAGAAAGAATAGAAAAAATAGCGAAGCATATTCATCCTCACGATGATGAGCCTGATCCCACTGCATATATGGGAAACTATAACTTTCCTCAGATGCTTTTCGCTTTCTGTCTTGGTTTTGTTACCATGTTTGTATTATCAGTAAACGAAATTAACGAGTTCAAGGGATGTCCCCTTCCAGAATATTTTCAAAAAGAGGTTAAAGGATGAAGGTAGGTTTAATTGGGTTAGGTAGGATGGGCGAAGGCATGTCCCGCCGAATGTTAAAAGCAGGCATTGAAGTCTGGGGTTATCGGAGGAACTATGAAAAAGCTAATCAACAATTTGAAAAGGGTTATATTAGTGGATGTACCCCTTCTCTGGAAGGCCTTGTTCAAGTAGTTCATTCTGATAAGGGTGTATTTACTGATACGGTAAAAGTTCCTGGAATCTTTATGATGGTCGTACCAGCAGAATTAGTAGAGGAAACATTAAATGAGTTACTACAGTTTTGTGTGGAGGGAGATATTATTATTGATCATGGCAATAGTAATTTTAAGGACTCTCGCAGACGGGCAGACAGGCTTGCTAAACTTGGCATCTCGTATCTTGACTGTGGCACTAGTGGCGGTGTTTACGGTTTGGAG